ATGGGGCGTGAATTAAACAAACTGACAGCCTTATCCGTCAAGAAATTGGCGGCAGGCAAGTACGCTGACGGCGGTGGCTTGTGGCTCCACAAGCGCGACGATGGCGGCGGGCAATGGGTGCTCCGCGTGACGGTCCACGGGCGCCGGCGTGAGATGGGCCTAGGATCTGCCGCAGAGGTTTCTTTGAAGGATGTCCGCGACGAGGCGACAAAATGGCGAGCGCTAGCCAGGCAAAATGTTGATCCAATCAAAGAGCGGGAGAGGCTTAAGCGGGAAGCAGCTCGGCACCTCCACCTGTTGGAAGAGATTGCCGAAGATGCGTTTGAAAGCCGCAAAGCAGAGCTGAAGGGCGACGGCACCGCTGGGCGCTGGTTCACTCCTCTGAAGCTCCATGTCATTCCGAAGCTTGGCAAGGTTCCGATCGCCGAGATTGATCAGATCGATATCAGGGATACGCTGTCTCCGATTTGGCATAAGAAAGCTGAGACGGCCCGCAAGGCGCTGAACCGGCTTAGCATCTGCTTCAAGCACGCCGCAGCGCTGGGCCTCGATGCCGATATCCAGGCGCCGGAGAAAGCTCGCGCGCTACTCGGCCAACAGCGGCACAAAGTGAAAAACATCCCCGCGATGCCCTGGCGCGAGGTTCCGGCCTTCTATGGCACACTTGCGGATGGCAGTGTGACACATCTCGCCCTGCGTCTACTCATCCTAACCGGCGTGCGCTCAAGTCCTTTGCGCTTTATCCATGAGAGCCAGATCAGCGGCGATGTCTGGACGATCCCAGGCGAGGCCATGAAGGGTCGCAAGGACAAGACCCCGGACTTTCGCGTCCCGCTTTCGGAAGATGCGCTATCGATCGTCGAGAAAGCGCGCAAGCTATCCCGCGACGGCTTCCTCTTCCCGAGCGTTCAACGCGGCGTCATCAGCGATATGACCATGGGCCGGCTGATGGAGCGTGCGAAGCTTGAAGCGCGCCCGCATGGCTTCAGGTCCAGCCTCCGCGACTGGATTGCTGAAGTGACCGAAACACCACATGACATTGCTGAAACCATGCTCGGCCATGTCGTCGGTGGAGCGGTCGAGCGAGCTTACAGACGTACCGATTTCTTAGAGCAGCGTCGAGTTCTTCTGGCGCGATGGGCAAAACACGTCACGGGCCAAAACGGCCAGGTGATCCACCTTGTAAAGGAATGAAAATGGACCTGAGCAACAAACCAGCTTCATGGCAAAAGGTGAAGATCGCGGGACGGCAGTTCTGGAGGATTCCACACAAGGAATTCTCTGAAATGATGAACTCGATGTTTCCAAATAATCCGCGAGAAAGTGACGGCGCCGATTTTCTCATGCCTTGCTTCCCCGATGATGACAAGAGAGATTTTCCGACCCGTTACGAGTTCGAAGACGCTGGTCCGCTAATTGCTTCAGGCATTGCTCGCCACTCGTTAACGCTAGAGGGGATAAGTGCTGAGCGGTCGAACCGGGGGCTAAGTGCCAGACACCTGTCGGTATTCAACGAAACGGACTGGTATGGCGAATGCTTCGGCGTTCTGGAAGCGCATGGCTGGACGACAAGCGGAAACCTAACCCCCGAGATATTAGCGAAGGTTGAAGAGATCGAGGGCAAGTCAGTGATCGACGAAGCAAAGCAAAGCTATGGCGAAAACTGGGAAATTTACTTGATGGAACTCGCGGCGCAGCACCTGGCGAAGCCTCTAAGTAGGCTTTGGTATGCTGCGAACATGAAGTCGCTGTATTACTGCCACCATGACGATTTGCGCTTAGGATTTCTCTGGGCAGAGTATCAGATGAAAATGCAGTACGAATCCTTTGCCTTGAAGCATATGGAGGTGGTTGAGCGGAATTCCGAGAATGGGAAGAAAGGCGGCCAGGGTGCAGCGCGTGTCGAGCGCTACAGAGTCCTTGACCAGCTCGTGATGGCTCAGGGAGATAAACTGGCGTTTTCTGACAATGATGAAATTATTAAAGCCGCAAAAAAACTAGCGATGGATTACGACCGGCAAGAAGGCGCACAGCTTTTCCAAATCAATAATAAAAGCCTTGGGCCGAGCTGGTACAAGGATTGGGTTGGGCACTATCGCAGCCTGATAAAAGCCATGAGGGCAAGGACTTAGTGAAGGCTAACCAGTGGTTCTTCAGCTTTTTGCACCGGAACCACTGGTTAGAGAAAAATATAGCAACTAACCACCGCTTGTGACGATTTATAGCGTGTAACCGTCGGTTCTACGCTTTTTCGTCAAGTATGTTCAGCCTGTATCAATCGAACAGCAGGCTAGACAGATGCAAATCAACGATCCGCTTCTTACCAAAAAAGAAGCCGCTTCCATTCTGAATATCAGCGTTCCTACTTTTTACCGTAGAGTTGCTGACGGGACTTTACCAAAGCCCATTAAAATCGGCGCTCTTTCAAAGTGGCCGATGTCGGATATCCTTGGCGCAATAGAAGACGCCAAAGCCGCGCGCAACCCGAAGCAGTAGGGTAGGGCGCGTCAATGATTACAACTGAAGACCAAATTGCGGCCTGGAACCGCTACGCCGAGGCGAAGCGCCGCGCCGATAAGACGCTCGTCATGGAGGATGGCCTCGCTGCTATCCGGGCGTGGAAGGAATTCAACAACGTCTTCCTACCTGAGGATAGGCATTTTCCACTCGACGCCATCCCGAGCAATACCGCAGTTTTTCCAGTCCATAAGACGCGCCCGCCTGGTGTCCGCTAATGGCAGCAGGGAAGGCGCGCCACGTCGATTTTCACTTCGACGAATACATTGCCGGTGTCGCCGGCATACTCAACGCTGAAGAACAGGGCGTTTATTGGATGATATGCTCTCTCATCATGTCTGAAGGCGGGCCGGTCGACGAGAACCATAAGCGCCTATCGATGCTTTGCGGAGTGCGGCCGGCAGACATCAAAAGGATACTCGCAAGCCTGATCAATAAGGGCAAAATATCCCGGGGAAATGACGGCAAACTGTTGCAGAAGCGTGCGCAAAGTGAGGTTGAACGTTCACTGAACCGCATCCAAAGTGCATCCGAACGTGGTTCAAAGGGTGGCCGTCCGTCTGGAAAAGACAAGCAAGAACAACAGAACGCGAAAGCTACGGGTTTTTCAGAGCGAAACCTAACCACCAACCACCAACCACCAACCACCAACGTAGAAGAAAAAAAAGAACCTAGCGGTTCTTCCAAAAAGCGCGCTGCGCGACTTCCCGCCGATTGGTCTCCGCCATCCGAGTGGATCGACGAAGCCGTGGAGTACGGCATGCCCAGACCAACGGCGCTGGCATCGGCCGAGAAGATGAAAAACTGGTCCCTCTCGACGACTAACGGCGTCAAGCTTGACTGGCACGCGACCTGGAAAAATTGGTTTAAGCGTGAAATGCCTAAGCCGAGAGCGAGCGTCACGACCAAATCCCAACTGTTCGGGAGAATGTGATGGCGGACGTCTTCGCAGCCCTTGCCGAGCACAACATCCGGATACGCAGCACCAGCGTCGGAAACCACAAGACCACCTGCCCAGCCTGCTCGTCGACACGGCGGAAGAAAAACGACCAGTGCCTGTCCGTCACGGTGAAGCCCGACGACAGCGTCGTTTGGCACTGCCACCATTGCTCATTTTCCGGAGGAGCAGGCGGCAGTGAATATCGGCCCGTTCGGGAGCGCCGCGTCTATCGCAAGCCGGCGAGGGAAGCCTCTCCGCAGCGGCCCGACAGCCTGCGTGCTTGGTTCGAAAAGCGCGGCATCTCCCGCGCTGTCGTCGATCGCTTCGGCATCTACAAAACCCGCCAATGGTTTCCGCAGACCGACAAGGAAGAGGATTGCATAGCGTTCCCTTACGAGTGGGACGGCGAGTTGCGCAACGTCAAATACCGGACAGCGAACAAGCTCTTCCGGCAGGAGAAAGATCCGGAACCGGTGTTCTTCAACGCCGACAGCATTGGCGCTGGCGAGGATCTGATCATCTGCGAAGGCGAAATCGACGTTATGGCGCTGATCGAAGCTGGTTTTCACCATGTCGTATCGTTGCCGAACGGCGCGCCTTCCGGGCCTGAGACCAGCGAGAAACGCTATGAACCTTTCGGCACGCACTGGGAGTTGTTGCTGCAGGTGAAGCGGTTCCTGATCGCGACGGATATGGACGGTCCCGGTGAAGCGCTGGCAAATGAGATCGCGCGGCGCGTTGGCAAGGATCGTAGCTTCCGCGTGCGGCTTCCAGCCGAGAGCAAGGACGCGAACGAGTGCCTGCTCAATCACGGCAAGCAGATGCTCGTGGATTGCGTTAATGCGGCCGAGCCGTGGCCGATCGACGGCCTGCATGATATCGAAAGCTTCGCGAATGACGTCCTGGACATCTATCACGGCCGGGGCCCGCAGCCGCTGACGACCGGGTTCAAGGAATTTGATAAGGCGTTCAGATACATCCCCGGGCAGTTCATAGCCGTCACCGGTATTCCCAATCACGGCAAGTCCCGGTTCATTGACCAGGTGGCCGTTCAGACGGCGCGCCTACGCGATGAACGGTGGGGGTTCTTTTCTCCCGAGACCGGCGAATCCAATCACATCGTCGATCTAAGTGAGATCTGGGTAGGTCAGCCGTTCTATGATGGCCCAACGGTTCGGATGACAGAGGATGAGCTCGTCACGGCCATGGCGTGGTTGAACGAGCGGATTTTCCTCTTGGGCGCTGTCGATCATACACCGTCGATAGACTGGCTACTGGAACGAGCCCGCGCCGCGGTGATCCGATATGGCGTCACGAACATCGTCATCGATCCCTACAACGAAATCGAGGCGTCCCGTCCCGACAAACTGACGGAAACGGAATTCATTTCGCAGCTCATCTCGAAGTGCAAGCAGTTCGGCAAGCGGCACGGCTGCACGATCTGGATGATTATCCATCCGACCAAGCTCAAGGCCCACGGTGAAGGGAAAGAACCGATCCCCGGCCTCTATGACCTCGCCGGCAGTGCGCACTGGCGCAACAAGGCGGATGCCGGTCTCGTCGTCTATCGCGACTATGAGGAGCAGGTGACCTTCGTGATTTCAAAGAAGATCCGCAGGCAGCCGATTTGCGGCAGGCCGGGTTCCGTCACCTTTCAATTCGTCGGCGCCGATCGGCGCTTCGAAGAGATGCCAGCCAGTTTCAAAAATCTTGGGAGTGAATAGCCCGTGAGCACCCTCATCAACGTCACCCGAAACGACGACGGCCAGTTCGAGTTGACCGACCAAGGGGGCAATCTCGTAGCGGGACCATTCGAAACCAATGCCGCAGCCTGGAAAGCGCTTGATCGTATCGACGACGATAGCGCCAACCGGCCGGACAAGTCGCGCAGCTCCAAGAAGGTTCGCTGGGGAAAACCCGGGCTGCCGAAAGGCAAGTCCAAAAAGGCCCTGAAGCGTCAGGAAAAGCAGATGAAGATCAACGCGGCGAAGGCACCGGGATGGCTGAGAACCGTCGCGGCTAAGACCTTCGATCCCGTTGGAGAACGTAAATATAGGGATTACCGACTCGGTACCTTTGGCGCAGCATCCGAAGTGAAGCGCATCGATCCGGCAATCTATCTTGCAGAAAAGGCAGCGAAGAAATGACTATCAAGGAAAGGCAAGAGCGAGAGGCACACGACCGCGAAAACCCCTGGCGGCCGATGAGCGAGGCTCCGCGGGGTACCGGCTTGATCTGCGATCTACTATTTGATGACATGGCCGGACACTACGCGAATGAAGGCCTTCAGTACTTCCTGGACGCTAATGGCGACTGGTACCAAATCGAGCCCCCAAAATGGATAGCCCACGGACCAACGCCAATGAACTGGCGACCGTCCTACGTTCGCATGACACCTGAACGCCGGGGCATCATTAAGAAGAGGGCAAGAACCGAATAGGAATCCCCGGCGAAACTGGGGATTACCTCACGGAAGAGTACCGGCGCGTTATGGCCGAATAGCAAAATCAACTGGAAACTGATATTGTTACGTAGCCGTAACGATCTGTACGAGGGCAATCAATGAAGTGGTTTGTTGTTCGAACGGTGCCAGGGCAGCAGCAGCGCGCAATGGCGGAATTTGCAGAGGCCAGAATCGAAGCCTACTGCCCGATGATGAGGCGGGAGACCCGCCACTACCAGACAAAGAAATGGATCACGCGGGAGTATCCGCTCTTTACCGGCTACTGCTTCGTGCGATTGGTCGAAGGCGCCTATGAGCGGCTGCATGAGCTGGACTACACAGCGTCAATTCTCGGCGGCAGCGTGGGCCCGATTTCCATACCGGACAGCAAGGTTGCCGAGATCCAAGAAGAGCAGGCGAGAGGCGCGTTCGATATCCTCCGGCCGCCTCCGATGGCAGCGATCAAGCCTCAATCCCGCGTATACATCCAATCAGGTCCGCTGGCCGGTCACTATGCCTCGGTGACGAAGGCGCGCGGCAAGAAAATTGTGCGCGCAATTGTGGAAAGCTTCTCAGAAATGCGCGAGATCGACATAGATATTGCAAATTTAAAGCTCGTAGCATAGATTATGCGCAAGCGATTTGCGGCCTGATTGCTGCTGGGGGCCTTAAGTGTCACCCACGGGGCCACGGGAAATCTGGCCGATTTCCTCCAACGTCGAATATTGCCCAATTTTCAAGATGCTCAAGCAGAGTACGAGAAGTGCGCCGATTCGCCGTAGTCGTAAATGTCTGCATTATTGCCTCGGACGGTGACCTCGAAATGGCTGCTCGTATCATAGTCGTAGCCTGAGTATTTCCCGCCGCCCGTGATGTTCAAATCGATGTGTTTGCCGGTGCCGTAATGGTACATGCCCGGAAATGAACCGCCAAAATGGCAGCTGCTTCCGTAGTCGTAGCCATTAATTGTGTTGCCGCTCACGTTTGCGCTGATGTTCACATGGCAGGAATTCTTGTAGTCGTAGACCGACGAAACGCTCCGACCTCGTGCGTGTGCTATTGCCATAGCGGCTACCGCCGCTCTCACATTTGATTTCATGGCCGTCCTCCTTAGGCGTTTTCCGCGCGCGCAAGCCTGGACTGTTGTTGATAGTACGCCTGTGCCTCCGCCTTGCTGTAAAAGAAGCGTTCCTCCTTATCGACGCCGGCCACATTCCTCGTCACGACCTCCCAGCCATCCGGCTTCTGCTCGATCGTCGCTGACGCCAGCGGCTTTTCATGGAATCCCATTCACTTTCCTCCTGAAACCGAGAGAGAGAATGCACGATGAAGTTGCAGGAGTCGAGATCAGTAAGTGTTGCGACCGTTTTTACATTTGAGAGTATCCACAATGTCAGCACCACTGGGAAATCAGTTCTGGAAGGCCCGGAGCAGTCACGGCCGAACGCCAATCTTCGCAACGCCGGATGATCTGTGGGCTGCGGCCAGCGAGTATTTCGAATGGGTTGACGCCAACCCTCTATGGGAAGACAGGATCGTCTCCTATCAGGGAGCAACGACACATGAGCCCGTAGCAAAAATGCGCGCCATGACATTGGGTGGGCTTTTCATCTTCCTCGACATCACACGGCAAGGCTTCGATGAGTATCGCAGGCGGCAAGATTTTTCTGCGGTCGTACACGCGATAGAGGAAATCATCCGAACGCAGAAGTTCGAAGGCGCCTCGGCTGACCTGCTCAATGCCAATATCATTGCCCGCGATCTAGGCCTTGCCGACAAGTCGGAGGTGACTGGCAAGGACGGCGGCGCGATCGAGACCAAGGACGTCTCATCCAATGAATTGGCGCGGCGGCTTGGCTTTCTGCTCTCCAAGGGCCTCAGGCCGAAGGAGGAGTAAGAGAGCCCCATTCTTCCTTCCACAGTGAAGGATCATGAATGTGGATCAGGATCTTGGAGAAGTGAAACCTTCGCTTGGCATCCTCTGCAACGTCTAGCGCTACAGGAAATGGCAACGCGTTACCTAATGCGGGGCCATAAATGGTCTCGCCATCGGAGACCCGGGGCCAATCGGCCTCCGCAACCGTTTCGCCGTCTACCGCGAAAATGCGAACCGTAACCGCATCCTCCGTTTCTTCCTCGTTAGTCTGCTGAAACGTCCTAGCACTCATATCGGCCTCCTGGTTTCGGTTGATTGCAGCGTAGCAGATTCCTCCCGGCATAGGAGTGTCTATGCGTCTCGATGAAATCCTGCAGGCGCTAGACGTGCTACCGGCTACCGAGCGCGCGCAAATCGAGAAGATGGCGCTGGAAGCGACTATTGACCAACGATTCATCCCGAACCCCGGACCACAGACGGACGCTTGGTTCTGTGACGCGGACGAAACCTTTTACGGCGGATCTGCGGGTGGCGGCAAAACCGCACTGCTATGCGGTCTCGCGATCGATGAGTATCAGCCGGCATTGATCCTGCGCCGGCAGGCTACGCAGGTGAAGGGCATTGAGGACGAGCTTTCTCGCATCCTCGGTACTCGTGACGGGTACAATTCACAGACCCATATCTGGCGCCTCCCGAGCGGTGGCACCATCGAGCTCGGCGGCGTGCCGAATGAGTCCGACAAAGAGAAGTACCAGGGCCGGCCGCACAGGCTGAAGGGCTTTGACGAGATTACGCAGTTCACCGAAAGCCAATACCGATACATCATTGGCTGGCTTCGTGACGCTCACGGCAGGCGCTGCCGGGTTGTTGCGACGGGGAACCCGCCGACCTCTGCGCAGGGCCAATGGGTAGTCAAATACTGGGCGCCGTGGCTCGATCCTCAGCACCCGAACCCTGCCAAGCCTGGTGAACTGCGCTGGTTCACGACGATAGAAGGCGAAGACGTTGAAGTCGGCGAGGACTACGTAGGCCCAAAAGGCGAGCGCCCCAGATCGAGAACGTTCATTCGTTCCCGCCTCGAAGACAATCCGGACCTGATGGCGACGGGCTACGCGTCGACGCTCGAAGCCCTTCCAAAAGAGCTGAGGGACCGACTACGCGACGGCTCGTTTGATGTTGAGGGCGATGATGACCCTTGGCAGGTTATACCCACGAAATGGGTTAAGCTGGCCCAGGCCCGTTGGACCGACCGGCCGCCCGAAGATATACCTATGACCGCGGTAGCTGCTGACGTCGCGCAAGGTGGCGCCGACAAGACGCAGATCCAGACCCGCCACGACTGGTGGTATTCCCGTTTCGACAGCCACAAGGGCTCTGACACCCCGGACGGGCCAACGGTCGCTGGCCTCATTATCAAGCAGATGCGCGACCGTTGCCGCGTCGTCGTCGATGCAGGCGGCGGTTATGGCGGCGATACGCTGACACAGCTCGCTCATGCCGATGTCGATTGCTACGGGTTCAAGGGCGGAAATGCATCTGCTTCGCATACGCGCGACGGCATGTTCGGCTTCAAAAACCTTCGAGCGCAAGTGGTCTGGCAGTTCAGAGAGCAGCTTGATCCCGATTACGGCTCTAAAATCGCTCTGCCCCCTGACCCGGAATTGACCGCGGACCTCTGTGCCTTCCGGTACGAGATCCGGGCAGGGGGCGGCGGCGAGGAAATCGTCGTCCTGCCGAAGGAAGAGATGCGGGAAATGCTCGGCCGATCGCCCGACAAAGGCGACACGACCGTCATGCTGTCAGCCTCGAAGCTTGGCGGCTTGAAGCGACCGAAGGCAGCGCAGGAACGGCGCGATGCCGCCTTCCGTCGCGTGCAGTCGGTCACGTCAAACAGTGCCTTAAAGGCAAGACTGAGAGGAAAGAAGTAAATGGGCGGATTGTTCGGAAGCAAACCCAAGTACCCGGACCCGGAACCGCCGGCCCCGATGCCCGATCCGGAAGACCCGTTGGCAAAGCGCCAGCGCAAGCGCCAGGGTGGGGCTCTGGCGACGACCAGTAGTTCAGCGACAGACAGGCTTGCCCCCGTGCCTGGGACGATTGGCCAAGAATTCACACGTTCCACGCTGGGTGCAAACTGATGGTCGACCAGGCAGGCAAGGACCTGATGGCTATCGATTCTAGGCTGTTCACGGCTAAGGGATCTATCGACAGCCTTCATCAGGAAATTGCCGAGTTTTTCTATCCGGAGCGGGCCAGCTTCACGAAGGAAATCACGCTGGGTGAAGAGTTCGCTTCTCACCTGACGGATTTCTATCCGGTACTGGTGCGCCGCGAGCTGGGCGACCAGATCAGCTCCATGGTTCGGCCTTCCGACAGCCAGTGGTTCAAAGCCAAGGCATCGAACGAACGGATCTCGCGAGCGAGTGACGCGGCGTCCTTCCTTGAGTTCATGACGGACGTCAACCGCTCCATCCTCTATTCGCGCGACAGCGGCTATCGTCGTGCGGCGAAGGATTGCGAGCAGGATTGGGCCGCGTTCGGCATGGGTTGGACGCAGGTGGCGTACACCAAGAAGCGCGACAATCTGCTGTTCAAGACGCATCACCCGAAGAACATGGCGGGCTGTGAAGGTCCTGACGGTCAGGTGAACCACGTGCACCGCAAGTGCGACATGAAAGCGAATGCGATGGCTCATCTCTTCGGAGAGAGCAAGCTTCCGCAGCCGGTGAAGAACGCCCTTAAAGAGAAGAACTTGAAGGATAGCTTCAAGGTTCGTCACATCTTCATCCCGCTCGATATTTACGAGCCCTACCGCAAGTTCCCGAAAGGCGCGAAGTGGGCCGACATCTATGTGACGGAAGACGGCACAATCCTGCAGGAGATTCCCGCCTTCACGTTCGATTACATCGTGCCGCGGTGGCAGACGCTAGACGGTCATATGTACGCCGTCTCGCCCGCCACCATCATTGCGCTGCCGCAGGCCCGCATGATCCAGCGCATGATGATGACCATCATTGAAGCCGGCGAGAAGCAGGTAGACCCGCCGATGATTGCCACGCAGGATGCCGTGGTCTCTCCGATCGATCTGTCTTCGAATGGCATCACGTACATTGATTCAGAGTATGACGAGCGCCTTGGCGCCGCGCTTCGTGCCGTGGAACTTGGCAAGAACACCGGCCTCGGTGTTGACCTGGTCAACGACGCTCGCGCTCGCTTGGCTGATGCCTTCTACATCAACAAGCTTGCTCCGATGGCTTCTATTCAGGGCCAAGATGTGACGGCCTACCAGGCATCGCAGATCGTTCAGGAATACATTCGCCATGCTCTTCCGCTCTTTGAGCCGATCGAAGACGAATGGACAGGCCGCACGCTCGATCTAGTGACGGAAAAAGTCATGCGAGCAGGCGGATACGGGCCGGTCGATCGGAATGGCATCCCTGTCGACATGCCCGATATCCTGCTCGGCCAGAACATCACCTACGAGTTCAACAACTCTCTGAAGGAAGCACGGGACCGGCAGGTTATCGGAGCCTTTCAGGAGAGCGCGCAGCTTCTGCAAGCCGCAATGGCTCTCGATCCGACGCTTCGAACCGACGTCGACACGAGAACCGCATTCCGTGATGCGTTCGGATCGGTCCCGAACGGCCGATCGGACTGGCTTATCGACGCCCAACAAGCGGAAGCATCACGCCGGCAGATGCAGCAGGCCATGGCAGAGCAGCAGCAGATGCAGCAGTTAAGCCAAGGTGCTGAAGTAGCGGGGCAGGTGGGGAACGCAGCCCAGCAGCTACAGGCGGCGACAGCCGGTTAACCGGACTCGGACGGCTTCCGAGCTTTACATTTTGCAGGTGACCCATGACCGATCAGCGAAAATATCGCCCATGGCTACCGGTATCGGTCCGCGGCGACAATGAGCAGCCTAAGAACGATCTGGAAATCAGGAAGGCCGACTGCGCGGCTATCCAAGCTGTGGCGAATGGCGTTGCCAGCGCTGAACAACAGACACGCGCGATTGCCGCAATCATGCACATCTGCGGCGCGCATGACCTCGAATTCTTGCCGGAAGAGCACGGCGGGGAGCGCGACAGCGTATTCAAGAGCGGAAAGAGGCATGTTGGTCTTCAGCTCCGCAAGCTCATCACTTTCCCTTTAAATTTGCTGACAGGTGAAAAGAATGACGGACCAAAACACGACAGGCGCACTGGAAAGCCAGCCGACGAACGCAACGTCGAGCGCGCCAAATCCTGATGTAGCCAAGGCTGCCGCTGCGCCTGCTGACGGTGCTGCTACCGCGACAAGCGCCCCTGCAGCGGCTCCCGGTGCTCCTACAGACGGAGAACTGCAGAAGTTCCGCGAGGAACTGGCCGGCGGTGACGAAACGATGCTCAAGCAGCTTGAGCGTTACAAGTCGAAGGAAGCTATCCAGCGCGGCATGCGTGAAGCCTACAATGCGGCCAAGGCAGGCAGGAAGGCAGTCACGCTAACGGACAAGTCAACACCTGAAGAGGTGAAGGCCTATCGCGAGGCAATGGGCATTCCGGAAGATCCGGCCGCTTATCCCGGCGATTTCCGGGAGGACTACAAGGCAACTGACGCTGATAAGGCGATCCTGGGCGACTTCAAGGCCGCCATGCATGCCCGGAACGTTCCGCCCGCCGCCGCTTCCGCCGCTCTGGACTGGTATCAGGACTTCGCTACGGCCCAACAGCAGGAGCTGGATGGCAACCTGGCGAAGGTCGCCAAAGAGACGCAGGCCGCTCTCCGCAACGAATGGGGCGGCGAATACGACGGCAACATAGGCGCCGCACAGCAGCTCATGACGGCGCACCTCGGCAAAGAAGGCTTCGAGGGAATGATGGGCCTACGTCTGATGGACGGCTCCCGCCTTCAGGACAACATTGCATTCGTGAAAATGATGGCCCAGCTCGGCGCCGACTATTATGGCGGCAATGCCATCATGACCGGCGATGTGGAAACGACGGCAAAGACCGTTCAGGAGCGCATTGACGAACTGCTCGCGCTTCGTGTCTCCGATCCCGAGAAGTACAAGAGCGACGACGTCCAACAGAAGATTACCAAGCTCTATTCGCAGCGCGACAAGATCAAAGCCCGCAAATAGGGCTATTGCTGTGTGTGCGTTGTGAACTTCGGGGCGTCTTCCCCGGTCCCTTCCGCAAGGAATTCGAACAGCGCTGCGATCAGAAACTCGGCGACCTCCTTGTTTATCAGAAGGTCGAAGGTGCCTAAGTCGGTCTCAAGATTCAGGCGCCCAATCAATGGCTCTGACGAAATTGTCTGGAATTCACTGTCCAACAAACGGTTTTCTTCCGACTCTGACATCTTTTCCTCCTGCCTCGAACGACAACGATGCGCAGGAGTCCTGTTGATTGGCAACTAACTGTATCCGTCGATCAACGAAATAGACGCGGCATCCCGGCAACGGCCCCGCAACAGAACTACCGAACATACAAGCTGATGTGACGCCCCGTTGATCGCAACGAAGCGGCCCCTTGGTATGTCCAAGGCACCCCGCGAAGCGTGAAGCGGCACCCTGAACACGGCTGGAATCAACCTCCCAAATCATCAAAAGTGAAAGGTTTTCTAATGCCTTACGTCATTACGAAAGACCAGTACCGTGATGAGTGGGTCGTCGCATTTCAGCGCGGCGAAACCTACCTCAAGGACTGCGTCACAAAGGAAGTCATGATTTCCGGCCTGACTGCGAAGTTCGCTTTGCAGGGTGCGGCCGGTCGCATGACTGAGCGCGGCACGAACGGGCTCATCCCGTCGCGTAACAGGACCGATTCCCAGCCGTCCATTACGCTGAAGGAAAAGCATTCCAAGGAAACGCAGACTGGCTTTAACGTCTTCACGGCGCCGGCCAACCTCCGCGAAGCCATGCAGAATGCCGGCGCCCTGACTGCCGCTCGCGAAATCGATTACACCATCATCGATACACTGGCGACGGCAACCAACGTCTACGCCGGCGGTGCAGCTCAGACGCTTACCTACGGTAAGACCGTGGACGCCCTGACGGAGCTTTTCGAAAACGACGTCATGAGCGGCAATGAAATCACCTGCCTCTGGACCCCCAAGGCATGGGGCCGCCTACTGACGTTCCAGGAGTTCAAGTCTGCGGACTACATCGACGCCAAGCCGCTCGTCGGCCTCGCTCTCGATCGCCCGAAGATCTGGCTCGGCGCGAAGCACATCATGCACAACGGCCTTCCCGGTAAGGGTACGGCAACTGCTTCCAACTTCATCTTTGCGAAGCCTGCAGTCGGCCACGCCATCGCGACCGGGGAAATCCAGGTGGATGCCGGATACAATGGCGAGGACGATTACTCGTACTCCCGCCATACGATCTACGACGGCGGCACCGTTCTCCAGCAGGCCGGCATCATCAAGGTCGTCACCGACGACACAGCCGCGTTCACGTAAGGAGAGGCGCAAATGGCTTACGATACTTCTGGCTTCAAGCTGCTTCTCGGCGGCCTGTCCGGTGCCGGCAACATGAATACATGGCTGCTGGATTCCGTTGACGCAATCGCGACGGTGAACACGTCGAATTACGTCTCGGACGGATACAAGAAGGGCGCGCGACAGGGCGATATCGTCATTGTCCGAACCCGCACTACCACGCTTTCTGGTCCGGTCACAGCGGTAAACTACTGCTGGGTCATCGACGAAGCTACGGGCACCGACACCCTCGGCATCGACCTTACGGACGGCTTGGCCGTTACGCCGACTGACACCGACTGACGCCGCATCTGGGGAGTCCTGAAAACTCAGGGCTCCCTTTTCCATTTCCATTTCGAAGGTGAAAACCATGACCTCAGTTCAGAAACTGGCGGGCCATCGCTTCATGCAGGCTGATTATCTGATCGGCCGGTATGCTGCGACCGTCCCCGCCGAAACGACGCTCGAAGACGTGACGCATCCCGAATTCTTCGCGAACCATCTCAGCTCCTTCAGGGCTGGAATGGTGATCAATGTGATTTCCGATGACCACAAGCTTGATTGCGACTTGCGCGTCCTGACCGTCACGAAAACATCCGCGAAGGTCCGCGTTCTCCGCGTCTTTGACGAGAAGACGGCGCCCAAAGTCGCCGAGGCGAAAATCTCAGATCCGATCATCAGTCACGGCGGGCCGGCGCACAAATGGCGGTTCATCCACAACGGCGAAATCGTTCAGCACGGCTTTGACACCAAGGAAGCCGCGGAGAGAGCAGCCGGAAAATACATCGAGCTGCTGAAAGGCGAATAACGAATGGCTGATAAGCTGCAGATATGGAAGCAGGCTCTGGTCCACCTGGAGAAGACGACTATCACGACACTGACCGATGACGTCGAGGCGGTCTACACCTTCGGCGCCGCCTGGCCCGGTGTTGTCGAGGAGGCCTTCAATGCCGGTGATTGGAATTTTGCCAAGGTATCTGCAGCTCTTGCCCTCAATGGTACGGAAACCCCGGCGATCGGTTGGACTTATGTCTTCGACTATCCGGACGACTGGATGCGAACCGTCGCGGTGAACAACCGGCCTGAATTCCGCTCGCCATTCCGCGATTACGCCGATGAAGGCGGGTTCCTACATGCTAATACGAACATCCTCTACCTGCGATACATCAGCCGCGACCGGATGGCAGATGACCAGATTGGCGACTGGCCGTCGATGTTTTGGAAATACGTCGCGGTAAAGCTCGCATTCGATACGTGCGGCAGGCTTACGGCCGGCGACACTCTCGAACAGAAGCTTGAAAAGCGGCTCGATAAAGCACTTCGGCAGGCCAAGAGCGTCGATGCTCGCAACGAAAACAACAAGGTCATAGCTCCAGGCTCGTGGCTCCGATCGCGCTTTGGCGCGGGCTGCGGTCCCTTTGGGGGCGCCAATGGCGGCACGCTTGTAGGCGGTGAAATCACTTTTGAAGAGGGCGATGTCTGATGCCTCGCGTCTCTGCGCCGGTATATTCGCTCAATGGCGGTGAAGTGGGCGACGAAGCCCTGTCGCGCCTCGATCTGGAGCGATTGCAGTTCGCGGGCTCTCTTTATTCTAACATGCTGCCCCGTGTCATCGGCTCGATGACCATCCGCCCAGGCCTTGAGCATATCGCTGATATCGACATCGGCGACGTGCAACTGGTGGAGTATTCCTATTCCGGCGGCTCCAGCCTCGTTCCGATCCTTTCCGACCTTGAGATGCGCGTCGTCAAGGATAATGCGTTTATAAGCCGTGTTGCGGTTTCGACTGCGATTACCAATGGGACGTTTTCATCCTTCACCGGATGGACGGATGCGAGCTCAGGCGGCGCCAACGCCTCCGTGAGCGGCGGAAACCTCGTGTTACTCGGCACTTCCCAGGACAGAGCCATTGCACGCCAGACGGTCACCGTGTCTGCAGGGGATCAACCGAAAGAACACGGTATCCGTCTCGACGTGGTGCGAGGCCCCGTCAATCTTCGCCTTGGCACGACGCTCGGCGCATCCGACATCCTCAATGCTATTGCGCTTGACGACGGCGTTCATTCCATCGCCTTCACCCCAGGTGTTGCCAGCGTCTATCTTGAGCTATCGAATGAGAACGCCCGCGAGGCTCTGGTGAACTCCTGCACCATAGAGGCGGCGGGTGTCGTTGTCGTTCCGACTCCATGGACCGATGTGGATCTGAACGATAACCGCATTCGCTATAGGCAGCACAAGGACGTTCTTTACACGGCGTCCAGCATCTATCAGCAGCGCATGATCCAGCGCCGTGGAGATACCAGCTGGGGCGTTCAGCGCTATAAGGTTGATGACGGCCCTTTTGTCACGTCAGACGGGACCGTTTCCCTGTCACCTAGCGACTTTGTCGATGACGGCAATGTAACCTTGACCGCCAATCGATCGTTCTTTGACCCCGGTATGATCGGCCGTCTCTTTCGCATCTTCCAGAGCGGCCAGACTGTGGATGAAAGCTTTTCGACCGATCCGGCAGATGGCGCGTTTATCCGAGTGGCAGGCGTCGGGAGCGCAAGGCGCTTCAGCTATGAGATAACCGGCACATGGGTTGGAACCGTGCGCCTGCAGGTGGCTACCGATGATGGATCTGGAGCCCCTTCATCATGGACGAATCAAGCATCATTCACCTCGAATACGTCTGATACGTACACAGACCCTGACGATAACGTCGTCAAGTTCTTCCGCTTTGCTGTTGAAACGGGTGGGCACACCAGCGGCACGATAGTCACCAAGCTGGTTTACAGCGGTGGGTCGCAGTCTGGCATTGCCAGAATGAAAGGCTATGTGAGCCCGACCGTTGCGGACATCGAAATCATCAGCCGCTTCTATCGACTGCAGGCATCGTTCGAATGGGATTATTCAATATGGTCTGATTTCGACGGCTGGCCGGCAGCGGTCGAGACCTTCGGCGGTCGCGTCTACTGGGGGCTCGGAGATTTCATCTACGGTTCCGTGCCGGATGCCTACAAGAGCTTCGACGATGAGGTGGAAGGGGATTCCGCGCCTATCTCGCGCTCAATCGGGTCAAATACCGATCGAGGCATCCTCTGGCTGCTCGGCCTCCAGCGCCTTCTCGCAGGAACGGATGCATCTGAGGTTTCCGTCAAGTCATCGAGCTTCGATGAACCGTTGACCGCTTCAAGCTGGTTCCCGATCGAGAGTTCGACGCGCGGATGCTTTAACATCCGTGCCGTCAAGTGCGACAAGGATGGCATCTTCGTTCAGTCATCCGGAACGGCGATGTTCTCGCTGACAACGGATCAAGGCACGCTCGACTATGGCTCGATTGACCTGACGGCCATGCATGAAATGATCTGCGACGGCTCAGATGTGGTCGACATCGCGGTCCAGCGTCGGCCTGACACAGTCATTTGGCTTATCCTAGCGAATGGCGAAGCAAGGGCGCTCACGTATGAGCCGGCTGACAAGGTTGTTGCCTGGTCGCGTGTCGTCACCGATGGCGATTTCAAGCGCGTCATCGCCAATCGCGGGGCAGGGCAGGACAACGTCTATTTTGCAGTGGTGCGCGACGGCACGCAGCGCCTTGAGCGCCTTGCCAACCTCGAAGACTGCCGCGGCGGCGCGCTGAACTGCCTTGCCGACGGCTTCAAGCGCTTCACGGTATCATCGCCGCAGACGACATTTTCCGTTCCGCATCTGAACGGCCTCGATGTGACTGTCTGGGTCAACGGCGTTGCAGTTCATGACCAGGATAACCTTTATACGGTTTCCGGAAACCAGGTCGTCATTCCATCCGTGGCGTCCGGCTCTGTCGTCATAGGCCTGCCATACACCGGACGGTGGCAGTCGGTGAAGCTTGCGTATGGCGCGGCGGGCGGCACGGCCTTGTTCCACAAGAAACGAGTCTCGCAGCTCGGCATCTACATGACAAACACGATGCTCGACGGTCTGAGGGTGGGGCGCTCGTTCACCGAACTGCGCAGACTCACAACGACGAAAGGCGACAAGCCCATCCAGTCTGGAACTCTGTTTCCAGCCTTCGACGCCGACATGATGAGCATATCGAGCGATTGGGACACCGACAGCCGCCTGTGCATTGAGGCGCGCGCGCCCTATCCCTTCACGGCTGCGTCTCTGGTCATGGACGTGAAAACGAATGGCTGAGATCGGGCCGGCTGACGATATCGATTTCGCTCGATACTTCGGGGGCATGCACGTGACCGGCCGATGGGTGGGACGCGCCCTGCGTCGCGGGCGGCTCATTGCTGGGTTCGGCGGACTACTTGAGGTGAAGGATGCCGAATGGTTTGCCTTTCTTGAGGTGCCTGCGGGCGATCGGAAGCCGCACGTATACCGGCATGTCCTGGCAGCCTTCGCGGAAGCAAAGGCACAAGGCGCGAAACGTATCACGGCATGGTGCGACACGAGCATTCCTGGGGCTGAGAAGCTGATGAACCGGCTTGGGTTCAAGAAGACGGACGAAATCATGCAAGAAAAAGAGGTTTGGGCATGGGAGCTTTAGCGCCTGCACTCGGGGCAATATCCACTGTTGCGGGGGTGGCAGGCACTATAATGCAGTTTGCCGGGACGCTTCAGCAAGGGGAAGAGGCCGAAGCTCGCTACCAGTATGAGCAGAAGGTGCAGCAGCAGCAGGCAGACGAGGCTGAAGCCGCAAGTCAGCGTGATGCAGCCCAGCGCTACAAGCAGGGAGCCTTCCTTGAATCCCAGCAGCGCGCGGCCATCGCCGGTTCCGGTGGCGATCTAAGTGACCCTTCCGTCATCGACCTGATGGACGACACCAGGGAGGCCACGGCCTATGCGGCAGGCTCCGAAATCTACAAGGGTAAGCAGCAAGCCAGAGGCTACAACGATGCCGCTAAGGTGGCGGGCATCAATGCCGACAATGCCATGAAGGCGGCGCAAATCGGCGCTGTTGGCGGCCTCTTCTCTGGCGTCTCCTCCATGTTTAGCCGCTTCGGGCAGCAGTCCAAAAAGATTGCCCCGGCTTCCTCTGTTTTGCTCCCATACGGTTGATAAATGGTCGAAATTCCTACTTCTCGGAATGTCTCGTATGCCGGTACACGATCCGGTCGCATAGCGCCGAACGGTCCTTCCGTTAGCGTTGGTGCGGCCGTAGCCGGGTTCGGTCAAGATCTGGTGCAGTCGGCATTCAACCTGAACGACCTTCGCACGCAAGAGCAGGCGGACATTCTGAATGACAAGTCGAATGCCGTCTCGACTAATCTCAACAAGTTCATTCAGGAGGAGGAAGAGCGCTTCCTGAAGGCTCGGGACGAGGCCAGCGAAAGCGGCATCGGCTTCACGCGCCAGTTCATGGAGAGCTACAAGGAGCGTGCCAACGCGTTCGCGAAGTCGAATTTCGAAGGCATCTCGAAGGACGCCCTGACTGGCTACAACAACAATCTATTGAGCGCTGGCAATTCCATCTTTGACAAGGCCAACGCGTTCGAGCGTGAGACCAAGGCGAATTATTATGACCGCTCGACGAAGTCATCGCTCGACGGAATCCGAACGCAGATCCAGTCGAATAGCGCGTCTTTCGACGACCTGAAAAAGCGTGGCCTTGAGGCGATCGACGCCACCAACATGCCGGAAGCATGGAAGGCAGAGCGCCGCGCTCAATGGGATGCGGACGCAGCCGAAAGCAAATGGAAATGGAAATACGCGCAAGATCCGCAGACCGCTCTTCGCGACATCAAGGGCGGGGTGAAGGTTGATGCGAAATCACTTGCCGGCGCCATCACTCAGACCGCGACGCAGCTCGGCATCAGTCCGAACGACCTTGCTACCGTCATGTCCTATGAGACGGGCGGGACGTTCGACCCTTGGAAGAAGGGGCCGACAACGAAATACGGGGAGCACCGCGGTCTTATCCAGTGGGGCGAACCGCAACGGCAGAAGTACGGTGTCACCGCTGACATGCCAATCGAACAGCAAGTAGCTGCTGCAGGGCGCTATCTTCTCGATGCAGGCGTGAAGCCTGGCATGGGCTTACTCGATATCTATTCCGCCATCAACGCGGGTGCGCCCGGCCTTTACGATCGATCGGACTATAAGGCTGGCGGCGCTCCCGGTACTGTAGCCGACAAGGTCAAGTATCAGATGGAGCAGCACAAGGCGAAGGCTGCAGCTCTTCTCGGCGGCACGTACACGCCTACCGTCAGCGATCCAGACGTCGAGAAAATCCCCTACGAGCGCCGCGAGCAGCTTCTAAGGCAGGGCGAGCAGGAGTATGCGCAGGAGCAGACGCTCCAGCGAACGCAGGTCAAGGATGCTTTCAGCCTGCAGATCGCTCAAAACCCTCAGCCACAGATCGAAGCCCAGATCATGGGCAGCAATCTCGACAACGGCGATAAGGCATCGCTCATCAACTCGCTGAATGCGGCGATGAAGGAAAATCAGGGCGTTCCTGAACTCATCCAGGCGATCGGAGCCGGCAAGGGCTCGATCAACGCGTTCGACCCCGACCAGACGAAAGTTGCGGAGAAGGCCTATGACAAGATGGTTGCAGGCTCTTCAAGCGAAGACCGGCAAGCCATCACGTCAGGGTTCATCGCCCAGACCGGTTACATTCCCAAGGCAGTTCAAGCAGACCTTCGGCGTGGTGCGGTCTCGACGGATGCAGCGGTCATGGCGCAGACCATGCAAGCTGCCGACGTCCTGCAGAAGAATGCCGCGACCTCTTTCACCTCGTTCGAGGGCTCTGCCGGCGTCCAGAAGAAGCTAGACCTCTATCGATCCTACACTCGCGATATGGGCTACTCGGCAGAGGAAGCGGCGAAGCGTCTGGTCGAGGCCGACAACCCGGAAAAGGCTGCGAAGCGCGAGGCTTTGCTAAAATCCCGAACCGTTGCGGACGCGGTGAAAGCCGTCGATTCCTCTACCGTTGCCGCATCGTTCGATGACAGCACGGCTGGATGGCGCCCGAACCCCTCGCTAGGCCCGACACCGGCAGCAGAGGCAGCAATGGTGGCTGACTATCGGTCGCTGTATCAGGAAGCCATCATCGATGCGAATGGCGACCTGACAGTCGCGAAGAAGACGGCGGACGAGCGCTTCAAGCGTACCTATGGCGTCACGAGCTTTACCCCAATGGGCTCCAAGGTCGTGGTGAAGTATCCGCCCGAGAAGGTCTACCCACCAGCGCCGGATGGCACGCACACCTACATTCAGAACCAGCTCAACGAGGTCATGAAGGAAGAGGGGATTACAGCCGATCAGTTCTACCTTCAGCCGGACGACATTACCGGCCAGGACGTACGAGCCGGCAAGCCTCCGCGCTACGCTGTCTTCTACAAGAAGGATGGCAAGATCGAGCGTTTCAATCTGCCATTCTATGCCGATCCAGTGGAAATGCAGAAGCGCTTTCAGGAGCAGAAGGAAGGCATGGTCCGGAATGCAGAGCGGCGCATGCTTGAGAACCGCGAGCGCACCGTTCGCGAGGGCAAGGCTGTCGATGACGCTCTCATCAATACCGTTGGCCCTGCCTGGATGAAGGCGCGGGCTGCAGAAACCGCACAAGAGAAGCTGCGAATGAACGAAATAATGCCTGGCCCGATCAACCCGTCCACCGCTGATGCAGGTGGCGGCGGAGGTGGTTTCTAATGCCCCTCGACCGAAGCAGCCCGCTCTTCCCAGCCCAGGCGGAAACGGTCGGCATTTCCGACTATGACACACCCGAGCCGTCCTTCCTTGAAAAGCTCACTGCAGCCTATCGGCAGGATAACAGCATCGTCTCAGGCTTTGCTCAGGCTGGCGTGAACATAGCTGCCGGAAACAAGCAGGAGATAGACCCGACGTACAATCCGTACGAAGACCCCGACCTGAAAGAATACGTCGATCGTGATCCGGATCGCTGGATAAACACGTTCAGCAAACCGGCTGCCAACGCTATGCGGGCGCAGATTGATATGGAGGACGCCGATAAGCAAACTCAGGCGGCAAGCGGCTGGACGGGCGTTGCGTTGCGGTTCGCTGCGGGCTTCACCGACTGGCCTACCCTGATTCCCGGTGGCGCACTTGTGGCCGAGGCTCGTGGCGGCTTTTCGGCCGTCCGCTCTGCTGCGTCGGTTGGTCTGGCTGCCGGGATGGGCGCTGCGGCACAAGAGGCAAGTCTTCATGCAACGCAGGAAACAAGAGTCCTTGAAGAGAGCGCCTACACGGTTGGTGGGTCGGTGCTCTTGGGCGGCATCATTGGAGCGGCCGCGGCCAAGTTCTTCAGTCCCGGCGAATGGACTCAGGTCGGAAAGAAGCTCGAACTCGATCTTGATGACACTTCACTGGATATCGGGGACATCACCAATACAGCCGTGCAACGGGCGCAATCCACTGGCGCGGCGGCTGTCGATGAGATCGACATCTCGGACCTAGCTGTCGGCGGGGGCAAGGCTGCGGATCTGGTCACGCGCGCTACCGCTGCGGCTCGCATCAACCCCGGCGTCCAGACGATGCTTTCGCCTTCGGTGAAGGTGCGCGAGGTCTATAATAAGCTGGTCGACAACCCGATCTACACCCGAATGAACATGGAAGGCCGATCGCTCGGCGCTGACGTGGAAAACTCCGTGAAGCTTTACGAGCGCGGCGCCGTGGGTGACTGGCTTGGGTCCGCGCGCAAGCTCTATCGGGAAGCTCGAAAGAACGGCTTTCAGGGCACGCTTGCCGACTTCAATCAGGCGGTGGCGCGCGCCGGCCGCCGTGGAGACAGCGACGTCAACGGCAATCCATTCGTGACACAGGCGGCGCAGGAAGCCCGCAGCAAGATTTTCAATCCGCTGCTTGAGCGTGCAAAGGCCCTTGCGCTTCTGCCCGATGACGTGAAGACGACGACGGCCGCAAGCTACGTCACCCGCTTCTGGAATCGCCAGCGTCTCATCGGTGAAGAAAACCGCTTCCGCGAAATCGCGCGTCGCTACTTCAACGAGGAGATGGATAAGGCCCTTATCCGGCAGGAAGAGCGCAAGCTTGGAAACAAGATTGTCGACACGCTCTATGTCGATGACCGCCTCGACCGTGCTTTCCAGCGCCTGAATAGCATAGAGAGCCGCTTGAACGAACGCGCGGTTGCCCGCAGCCGGAAGAATGCAGCGATCGACAAGAACGTTTCGACGCGCATGGATCTGGTGCGTCAGCGCCCGCCGCGTGAAGTCCTCGACGTAATCAAGACCGCCAAGGACGATGACACCCTCATGCCGGCGATCAAGGAATCGAAGAAGGCAGAGCGTGCGCTGAACCGAAAGCCCACCTACGCGGAAAAGTACCCGGTGCTTAGCGTTTTCAGGCAGTGGGGTGGCGTGCGCGTAGGGAGCCCGTTGGACTCGGAAATGCGTGCCATGGGTGTCACGCCTACCTCGCACCCCGGCCTCTTTCACAAAACTAAGGGAATGGGAGCGGCAGACACCATCGTATGGGCAGAGCACCCGGTGCTGCGCGACAACATGCACGAAGGGGCCAACGGCTACGCGGACCCGGGCGACTTGCTTGAAGCCATCCGGCGCGAAGTCGGCGGCGATCCTATCCGAACGGTCGCGGACGCTGAGAAGCTGTCGACGGCCGAAGCCCTCACGGACAACGTCAGCGACTGGCTCAGGTCAGTTGGCCTCTCCGAAAACGCATCGGTGAAGGAGATCCGCGATCTGCTGCAAAAGACCACCGGGCGGGAACGCCAGCTTGGCGAAGTCGACGAACGCATCGCACGCATGCAGCAGGAGCTTCGCGAGTTTGATGAGGCTACCGAAGGCATCCGCAACGAGCGCATCATCTCTGACGCTGAGGCCCGTAAGGTTGCCGACGAGTTGAGGGACCTTGAGGAGCAGATCAACGCCAGTGCCGACCTCGCGAGGGAATCCCCCGCGATCGGCCGGATGGTTGACTATGCCAAGACCCGCCGCGATTTCGGCGCCGCTCGCTACGAGCAGGCGAAGGTGGCGAACCGCCTTGAAGCTCTTCGCCTTCTGGAGACAGAAGGCCGCCTGACGCCCGCCATGAAGGCTGACATGGACAACCTTGTCACCCAGGCAAAGGACATCGAGAAGCGCATCGCCAGAGCAACCGAGAAATCCGACAAGCTAAAACCGACCCTTCCGAAGCAGAAACAGGATATCCCCGATTTCATCAGCGACGAGGACCGCGACGACTACATCGAGGAGATTGTAGGCTCGGTTTTCAACAATCTCACCGGAAAGGGCGCTGGCGACGTTCCCGAATGGCTGGTCCCGGTCACGCGCGGGCCGCTGAAGGAACGCACGTTCAACATCAAGGACGAACTCGTCGAAGACTTCCTCGAAAACGACATCGAAGTCGTGTTGCGCCGCTATGCCCGCACAATGGGCGCAGAGGTAGAGCTTGCGCAGCGCTTCGGCCGCCCCGACATGAAAGAGCAGTTCGACGAAATCACCCGCGACTATGAGGCTCTGCGCTCCCAGGCAAAGACGCCGGCCGAACGCGAGAAGTTGAGCAGGGACGAAACGCGCGACGTCAAGAACCTAGCCGCCTTCCGCGACATGATCCGGGGCACCTACAAGGCAGCGGACGAAAGCAGTGACTGGAGCAAGATCACCCGCGCGGCGCTGACGTGGAACTATCTGCGTCTCATGGGTGGTGTAGCTCTTACCAGCATGACGGACGCAGCAAGCATCCTCGGCAAGTTCGGCGCTCGCCAGATCATGACGGACGCCCTGCCGGCGCTGGTCTCCGGTACAAAGGCCGCGCAGATAGCTCGGCAGGACGCAAGGGACCTCGGCGTCGTCACTGAGCGCGTGCTGCAATCCCGTCTGGCGAACCTTGCAGAGTTGCAGGACCCGTACCAGTACGGCTCCAAGTTCGAGCGGTTCCTTTCGAACACCTCGAACATCTTCACGAAGGCTACCGGCCTTGGCTACTGGAACGACACGCTGCGCACCATCGTCGCGGTTATGTCGCAAAACCGCATGCTGAAGAACGCTCTCGATTGGACAGCCGCGGACAAGTCCGAGCGCGCCTACATGGCAATGCTCGGCATTGATGAGGACATGGCCCACCGCATCGGCGGCCAGTTCAAGCGCTACGGCGTCGAGGAGGACGGCATCTACGGCGCAAACGCTTCTGCATGGGATGACGATCTAGCCCGCCGCGCGTGGGCTGCAGCGCTAAACAAAGATGCTGACAGGGTCGTGATTATGAAGGGCGTGGCCGACAATCCGCTCTGGATGAAATCGAATGTTGGCAAGCTGCTCTTTCAGTTCAAATCGTTCTCGCTGGCAAGCCATCAGCGTGTCTTGATCGCTGGCCTTCAGGAGCGACCGCACAGGCTCGCGGAACAGCTTGTCTTTGCGACCGGCCTTGGAATGCTGATTTCCTACTTGAAATACGTCGAGCGCGGCGACGTCGAGGAGGCAAACAAGCTGCTTGAAAATCCCGGCCTTTGGGTTGCCAACGGCGTGGATCGCTCGGGCATCCTGTCCATCCCGTTCGAGTTCTCCAACACGATCGAGAAGGTTGGCCTTCCTGGCATGATGTCGGGTGCGCAGACTATCGCTGGCGATCAGGATAAAGGAGGCGCTTCACGCTATGCCTCGCGCGGCACGTTCGGCGCGCTGGCTGGTCCTACGATCGGAGCTTTCGAGGACTTGACCCAGATCGTCAGCCAGATAGCGGGCGGTGACCTGAAGAAGTCGGGGGCGAATGCGATCATCCGGCAGATCCCAGGCGCCACGCTTCCCGGCATCAGGTCTGCGGTTCACATCGGGCTGAAGCCGGCGCTTACCGATGCTGTTGACGACGCGCGCTGAAGAATTTGACGCAGCCAAAAATGATGCCGGCGATGATCCAGGTCGCGACATAGCCAATGATCGTTTTGACGACGAGTTCACCAGCAGACGACGGCACAACATGCATACTCTCGATGAGAAGTTGCAAGATAGCCGCAATGATGGCGAGAGAGACGGCGGTAACCAGTAGCCGGCGGCCAGGCGCGTAGGTCTTGCAGATGAAGGCAACGCACAAAAGCACGGCGACGATCCGAATGGGATCGGCCACCATTGCGATGAGTATAGCAAGCAGGCCCATGTGCCCCTCCAAGTGAAGGGCTCCATACAACTCCAAATCCATAACGAAGACAAGGCTGCGCGAGCGGCCTCTTTTCATTGAGGTAAACGCATGGCAACGGAATTCAACGACGCCTCCCACTACGGCTTCTTCATGACCGGCACGACGCTGACGAGCGCAACCGGGAAATACATTCGGGCGTCAGAGCTTGTAGTTGCATCCCTGAGAGCGTCCGGACTGCTCGACAACGTCGTTGACGGTATCGTTGCCCCGGCCACAGACAAGCTGTGGTTAGATAAGAATTTCGATCCGGCCATCCTGAAAGAGTGGAACCCCATCGGCGCAGCATGGGAGCAGGTCACCAGCCAGACGCTGTTTGGTCGTGTGCCTTGGCGTGGTCCTTGGGACGATGAACCGATATATCGCCGCGGTGATGTAGTGAGTTATGGCGGCAACATCTGGATCGCTGTCCTCCCGAGCCAGAATCACGCGCCGGCTGAAGACGCATACTGGGATCTTTTTTTATCATCTATCGCCGACAATTCGGTAAGTACCCAGAAGCTTGTCGATGGGGCTGTTACCACAGCAAAGCTTGCCGATGATGCAATCACCGACGAGAAGATCGATCCGGCGTCGGACTTCTCTGGCATGAGCTTCACCGCATGGACGAACGGAGAGCTTCGCACTCTGCGGGAGCGTGCCACAGATACCTATTGCATCCTCGATGCCCCCGGCTCTCCTGATCCGACTGGCGCGAATGAAAGCACAGCATCATTTGAGGCTATGCTTGCTGAAGGCATCCGGTGCGAAATCGTCCACGGTACGTATGTCGCAACTCGGAAACTCGTGGTTCCCGATGGCGTTTCACTGGAAGGGCAGGGCGGCGGCTATCAGTTCGAACATCGCACCAAAATCCTGTTCTCTGGAACGGGAACCAAGGCAAACGCGATAGCAAACGCAACGTCTGCGCTTGCCGTTGCAAACCCTGCTGCCGGGGCCGCTTACCTTGCGGATAGCGGCACGCGCGGCAACACCTATCGGACGCTCGATCTTGCCAGCAACTTCAGCGCTGCCGTTATCCTGGGGAAAGGATCAAAGCTAAAGGACGTTGGTCTATTCCCTGTTCTCAATGGCGGAATTGCTGACTACACCAACAGCGAAAATTACGCGCTGTCGGATGATTGGGACGTGGGCGTGTGGGCCGATAACGCGGACGGTGCCTCGATTGAGGGCGTCATCTCTTATGGTCATTGGCGCAAGTCGGCGCTGCTTCTTAGCACGCGCGATAAGGGCGACGGGAAAGTTCCATCCTGCGAAGCGGTTCACGTCATCAATAGCCGCTTTCAGGGTTTCCGGGGTGTTACGATCCGGACACCTGATGTGGATGACGGCAGCTATGGATTTGCGGGAACCGATTTCATCAACTGCAACATTCGGCCGCTTCAACACCAGTCGGCGCACCTTGCTACATCGTCAATGCTGGCGGCTCCGTTCGCTTCTCCATCGGCCTGCCTGGAAATGCACGGCTTCGCCAACAAGATCCGCGGCGTGCAGTTCTTGCACACGACGTTTATCGGCCGCGATGATCTTTGCATTGTCATGGATAAGGCAAGCGAAATCCTGTTCAACGGCTGCTACGAGGAAAGTCAGAATATCCGCGTAAGCGGTTCTTGGCTGACTGGCGCTGTTGGATCTCGATTGCTCGCCACGGCAAACTCAACGCCTCGGTTTAAAAACAACACGAAATACGCAATCGACTTCTCGCCATATCAATACCGCGACGGAAGCCTTGTTGGCGGCCGATACAATGCCTTCCTAAATCTCGGCGTGTGCAATGCTTCTACATTGTTTGACGATGATTTCATGAACCCGGTCTATAGCACGAAGATCGGTTATCGAATGCGGTCGGCTTCGCAGAAGTTCGGCGTTGATAGTCATGACAATGTGGAAGTGTTTGGCGTCTCCGATACCGGGAGAGTGACCTATCACATGGGCGGCGGCCTTGAGTTTCCAAATCTGACTACGGCGGAACTCACAAGCGCAGCGCATGCAATTAACACAACTGGGAAGTTCCTTGGGAAAATCGTCTTTAACACGACGACGGGGCTTTACATGCGGGCCAACGGCAGCGGCACAACGTCAACTTGGCGAGACTTTGCAAACGGCAATACGATCACGCCGGTATAATGAAAAACGGGCCGCAAGACCCCAGCCAGTGCGACCCGCCTTGATAGCGCAGCGACTATATACAACTGCCGCGAAGGCATGCGTAACATAAGCACTTGCTAATGCGAACTACCCTTATGGGGGATATCTCTCTCAATCTGGAGAACTTGACCCACGGACTCCGCGTGCAGGTGCAGCATCCGGGCGAATTTTTGTGAGCATCATTCAGGATTGTTCGGGGTTTTCCCCAATATCCACAGGCCAAGTCAATCCACGCTTCCCCACAATCTGGAGCATTCCCAATGCCGGTCTATGACCCTGCAAACGAATTCGCACGTTCTCTCGCCAAGGTGCTGGTGCACGAAGGCGGCTATTCCAATCATCCGAAAGATCCCGGAGGCGCGACCATGCGTGGCGTGACGCAGCGCGTCTATGACGAATATCGGCGCTCGCTCGGTCTGCAGCTGATGACCGTCAAGAACATCAGCGACAGCGAGCTTCAGGCGATCTATCGCAAGAAGTACTGGAACGAGATCAAGGGCGACAAACTGGCCCCCGGTATTTCCTACGTCGTCTTCGATGGCGCGGTTAATTCCGGGGTTGCCCAGTCCGTCAAATGGCTGCAGCGCGCTCTTCAGGCGATGGGTCTCTATCAGGGCGGCATCGACGGCAACCTTGGTCAGGGGACGCTTCTGGCGCTCTCCGGCGTCAATGACAATGATAGTCTCATCTGTCGCATCCTTGATCGCCGCATGGCCTTCCTGCGGGCTCTGAAGACGTGGAAGACGTTCGGGAAGGGATGGACTGCCCGCGTCAACGGCGTGCGCGCTGTCGGTCAGGCGTGGGCCTCCGGTTCGGTCGGGCCAGAGGTGCAGTATATCGTCGGCGGCGATGCCAAGGCGTTCCTGTCTGATGCCAAGGCAGCGCCGACGCTTGCTGTTGCCGATGCGACGACGGGCGGCGGTATCGGCTCTGGCGGTCTCGCCGGCACACTCCAGCAGGTGCAGGATCAGCTCTCTCCTCTCAGCTATAGCAGCGAGCTCATCGGCAAAGTCGTGGCCGGTCTGATTGTCGTCGGCGCCGTTCTGACGATCGGGGGCCTCGGCTATCGCTGGTATGCCAACCGTCGCAAGGCCGAACGCCTCGACGCCCTCGATCTGCAGGTGAAGACCGATGCTCAAGCTGCTGCCTGAATGGCTCAAACTCGGCGGCGCGCTCATGGTCGGCGCCCTGATCGTCACCTATCCCGCAATCCTCATTGGGCGCTCCGAGGGGCGCCAGCAGGCCGCAACCCAGGCGCTGGAATCCGCGGTGAAGCGCTTTGCCGAAAAAGGAAAGATCAATGGTCAGGTTTCTTCTCTTGATGCCGCTGCTCTGTGCAATGATTTCGGGCTGCCAGACAGCGACAAAGCCGATTGCATGCGCCGGGTTCGAGAAGCTTCAGCCAAGCCTTGAAACGTCGGTAACGATCCTGACGAAGGACCGGCCATTCGCCAATCAGGTCGCTTCACACAATCGCTTCGGCAAGTCGCAAGGCTGCTGGAATTAACAAAAACGAATACGCATTTGAAGCAGAGGGCAGGGAATTGACGCCAACCGAATTTGATCCCCGGATGCATCAGCAGATGGGTGAGGTGCTTGCCGAGATTCGCAACCTGCGTGATGCCTTTCGCCAATCGGAGATCAAGTCAGACAGCAGCCGCGCCACCATGCATCAGCGCATGGATATGCTAGTCGACCGCGTCGGCAAGGTTGAAGGCAATGTCGCGGCCGTTCAGGAAGATATTTCAGAGATGCGACCTGTCACGGACGATGTGAAGCGGTGGAAGCTGATGGGTATCGGGGCGCTCGCCGTCATCGGCATCGGCGGCATGGCAATGGGCGTTACGTTTGCAGATGCGATCCGGCGGATTGGGACGATCATTCTAGGACGTTAGGGCATACGACGAAGGGCCACCTAGTCGCCACTAGCGTTTACTAGTCAACAAGAGACCTCGGATACTCGGGGGCGGGCGGCGCGCAAACCTCATCGAGCCTCCCCACGATGGCACCCGGCGACCTCATGCCGGAACTGACGAGGGCCACGGCTTGCGTTAGCGCCGCCTGGCCGTGTTCGCTTTTGATATCGACATGATTTCTCTCTGACCAACGGCCGACTACGGACGTTACCAGTTCAATCTCATCATCGGTAAAGGCAACCAATTCGAAAAGAGACATGAAAGCTCTCCTATTTCAGGTAAGAGCAGACCGTCTCTCAAGCGGCCCGGGCACCCGGTTAAAATTGTCGAGCCGATAAATAAGAATACCCTTAAGTACCCTTTAGGGCAAACGAAGCCATCGGGAATCATGGTCACCGTACGCTAACAGACCGATGCGCGAATAATTCGAGGCGGATCGCACAGCCGCGTGCAAGGGGTTTAAGCACGGTGACAGGAGGGCTTGGCCGCACGATCCATTCCGCCGAACATCCGAGGCGGTTGAATGTTCCCCCGTGGCCTTCAGCGGCGCATTTTTTCCAAAATCTACGATAATTTGCGGATATTATCGAAGTTCGCCGCGGCCTATCATTATTCCGCGCCGATCAACGGCTGATTACCGCGGCGCAGGGGCCGGCTCCTTGGCCGGGGTTACGTGGAAATAGCCTCGGCCTAAATCCCTCAGCTTCAGTCATCGCCGATATAGCTTCCAAACAGCAGCTTGCCGGATTTCGCGCCGCAAGCCGAGCATTTCAGCCGCTCCTCGATTTCAGTGATGAGCGCATGCCGCATTGCCATGGATAGCTTGTCTCGCTGAAATTCCCGTGTCACTCCGCAGGCCGTGCATCTCACCAGGATGTCGAGGTGATGGGGGCAGGTGTTGATATATCCGGGTGTCCAATCCCGTATCGGCTGAAAACGGCGCATGCTTAAATCCTCGCAAGGATCGACCGCCGCATGTCGAAATGATTATGGAAAGCTCCCGCCCGAGCTACATATGACATGGCGCTAGTTCAGCGTAGGGTCAAGCCGTTCCATGTCGAGGCCGCCAAAATCAAAGCCTCTCCTCAGCGATGCCAGCGCGCCGGTTCGATCCCGGCCGCGCAAGCCGCGAGACCCGGCACAGCCTAATCTTCCCCTCGATCCGATGCCAGACCGCATAGAACCGTGCCTGGCGCTGCTGAAACCCAGACCGCCCAAGGGGCCGGAGTGGGCATTCGAAATAAAATGGGATGGCTACCGCATCGCCGTCCATATCGAACCGAAGGGCGTTCGTGTGATAACCCGCGGCGGCCACGACTGGACGGATCGCTTCCCAGCCATCGTAAAAGCAGCGAAGAAGCTCGACGTGGCGACCGCGATCCTTGATGGCGAGGCTGTCGTTCTCGACGAGCAGGGCAGGTCGGATTTCGGACTTCTGCAGCAATCGCTTGGCGACCGAGGCGGCAAGCGCATCTCAACCGAAGCGATTTTCATGGCGTTCGATCTTCTGTATTTCGACGGTCATGATCTGAGGAAGTTGGAATTCACCGCTCGGAGACATCTGCTTGAGGGGCTTATCAAGACCCGGGACGATGTCATCCGCCTATCGGAAGAGATCGAGGCCGACGGAGATCGATTGTATTTTGCTGCCTGCGAACACGGTCTTGAAGGTATCATAGCGAAAGACCGTGAGAGCACCTATCGCTCCGGCCGGCTTGGCGACTGGTTGAAGATCAAATGCATCCAGAGCGACGGCTTCGCTATCGTCGGCTACGAGCATTCCTTTGTCGCCCGTGCCGGTATCGGTTCACTACTGCTCGGAGCGCGCCAGGGCCGCAAGCTGGTCTATGTCGGATCGGTCGGGACTGGCTTCAACGAACGCACGGCGCATGAGCTGCGCGAAGCTCTCGACAAACTGAAGGTGAAGAAGCCACCCGTGGAATACTCCGGCCGGCGAAAATATATTGTCTGGGTGAAGCCGACGCTGGTGGCGGAGGTCGAATACCGGGCCTGGACGCATGACGGCAAGCTGCGACAGTCGTCCTATAAGGGGCTGCGCGATCCGGAGGAGAATGCGGCCGTGTTCGAGACGGAGTAAGTGGGGCCATGCTCAGAATGCGAAGTCGTTAGGTACGGGGTTGCCGAACTTGAGAAGTCTTATTGGTCCCTCGTTTGTCCCTCTTGTCCTTTGCTGGAAGCATCAAAGCCGCCCGTAATTTTTGCTCCCGCTCAGCCTCTTCCTTGCGGTCAACTTCTGCCCAAAACTCATCATCATCCGCCCAGGCGTCTAGCAGCTTGCGTTCGATCAATGTCTGTTCCCGCTTTCGGAGGATTACTGCCCATCCGAAACTGCCCGTGTGCTGCACGAAGTATCGCCCTTCGACGGAATAAAATTCTTCTTCTCCGCGTAGCGTTTCGCAAATCACATCCCCTATTTGCGGGCAACTGCCGAAATGACTCAGGGGCAGGATCGAGTCGGACTGAAGTTCACCATCATCGCCAACGATATAGAACCGGATTTCGATAGGCATCGAAAGTCTCGCTTTATGATTTGCCCGGGCGACAAGCTCGGGCTCTCTGCCTTGCTGCCCTCAAATCAGCAAGACGTTTCTCAATGTCGATAATTTCATAAGTGGCTGACGCAGCCGATTTGATCTGCTGTTTCAAAACCAGCGGCATCGCCGTCGTGCGCCGTCTTGCGATGAACTCGTCAATGTCTGTTGGAAGGTATCGGCGAGTAGGGCGCTTGTTGCCGAGCCCAATGTTCACAAAGGGTATTTCGCCGGCAAGCGTAAGGTGGGTCAGCTGCTTGACGGAAACGGCAAGTATTTTTGCGGCTGCGGCTGGTGTGAGTAGAGGAGATGGATCGGTTTGGTCTATCACCCTTCACCTCTTCGCCGCTGCAATTTCAGGCGGAGTGCCTCCTGCGCGCTGATCCCCCGTTGATTTGAAGAGGTCTGTTGAGCGGTTTTTTGAGTGCAGCTCTCGATCATCCTTCTGATCGCATTCCTGGTGACGAAGTCCTTGTTTGCGATCCGGACTATTTCAAGATTGCCTTTACGTGCCTCGGTGCGGAGCGCCGATTTCGTAAGGCGACCATGGAAGAAGAATTGTGCGGCGTCTCGTAGGGGAATTGGCTCATCGTCGCCAACATCATCGCTCATGGGCCACCTCTGTCGTTCAGAGCAGGGTGCCTTTAAGGCCCGTTTATTGTCAATCGATAGGAGGAATTTACGCCTCTTTCTTGCCAACAAGGCGAACTCCTGGCTGCCCATGATTCAGGAATTGTATCCCCCGCGATTCTAGAGCGCGCTGCACGGCTTGCACGTTCTGTGCTCGTCCCGCGATTGGCATCCCCCCAGAAGCCTCCATTGCCCTTATCGTATTGACATGCACGCCAGCTGCACCGGCGACCTCTATTTGTTCAATTCCTACTAGAGCCCTGGCGGCCTTTAGCTGGTTTCCCGTAGTCAGCATGTTCATCTCCAATTTCAAAAATGTGTATCACACACAGAAATAAGTTGACAACAAACCTTTTCATATTAGGTTACTAAACACAGTTAACAGTGGACCACACACAGGAGATGGAAATGCCGAACACACCGATTCAGGCAACCGCCGAAGGTATGCCCGCACCCAGCCGCCGCCGCTTCCTGCAGATGTTGCCGGCAGCAATCGCCGCTGTACCGAGCCCCGCTCCCGCGGCGCCAATAGAGCCAATGGAAGCCGCCCGCTACCACGCAGATCAGCTCGCCGCAGCAATGAATGCAATCAATTCGGAACGCATGTTCCGTGTCGCCTTCGACACCGAGAGCACATTTGTGCTGATCTGCGGAGATCGGAAGGATGGCAGCGACCGCGTCACACCGGCAGCCTACGACGGCCCGAATTTCTATGAGATCGAACTTACGAACGGCACACGGCCGATATGGTGGCTTGAGCGGGTCGAATACCGCACCACGCCTGGTCACTACTACGTCGCTGAAAGTCGCTGGAAGGGACGCCTCGAATCCAAGCCGCAGCGCTTGAAGGAAAAACACTTCAGGATCGTGCGCAAGGTCGAGGATTATGGCGGGAGGGTGATTTGATGGATGCGGTCACCATTAAGTTCTGCGCCGATAGCTTCCGCGCGCTGAGCATGAAGGATCTTGGATTAATCCTCGACGGGCTTGTTGCCGCGCGCGACGGTCTCGTAAGTGTACTCAACCAGCCTCGCTGTACTGGCGAGGCAGAAGATGAGCTCGATGACACGGTCGACGCTGTCCATGACGCGATTGATTTGCTGGCATCGATCGCCAACGAAGCAACCCCCATTGAACCCGACGAAGTTAAGGCGCGGGCTTGGCTGCTGCTTGGTTATCATGCTCGCCTAAGAGACGACCTCCCGCAGCTAGCCGCCTTGGCAACGTCTTTGGCTGCCGACCTTTCGAAGGCTAATTTCGCACAAACTCACAGGGAGAAGAGAAATGGAGACGCCTGATCCTGCCTACCAACTTTCTGATCTGTACTATGAGCTGCTGGATCTGCACCAACTTACCGAGACAGTCCGCGAGATTTTGGGTGAGATGGACTACGTTCGGCAAGACGGGAGAAGAAACACCGAACTTGCTCGCGTCGCAGCTATCAACCGGTTTATTTCCGACACCGTTGGCCGCATGGCTAATTTCACCAGTCGATATGACAAGCCTGATAACAATTAA